TATTCTAAACAAATTACTTTCTGCAATAAGTGCTGGTAAGTTAGTAGTATCTCCGGCTGAGATAGATAAAGCTACAAACTTATCTGAGATTGCTGATATGATTCTTACTAAGAACGTTACCTTTAACTTTGATATTGTTCCTGGTGATTTAAGATTAGCAATTGAAAACAAATTAAGACCGGCTATAGAAAAAATTAAAGCAAGAGGTAATGAATTACAGAAAAAGATAATTGATGATCTTGTATTAAATGATCCTCAGCAACTTGTTCTTTATGATAAAGCTATTACAAAGAATGGTGAACCTAAAAACCATATTTATGTTAGTGAAGTAACCGGTCAAGCCTATACTTCAGTAACTACTGGTATTAAAGGAAGCATGAGTTCAGAACAAGAGGATAGAAATGCTGTAACTTTATTGTTTGGTAACCAGGTAGATGTAATGCTAGAAGGTATTGCTGCTGGTTTAACATTTGAAGAAGCGCTTAAAGAAAGTAATGTACTTTCTCAAAAAGCAAATCTTAAACGCTTCCAACAAGGTAAAGGCTTTATTGTAGGAATATCTGAAGAAATTTTAAAAAATATTTACAATACACTCAATGACTTAATTAATGATCCAAATGTTATTGATGAGGGTGCCGTTATTGTTCCTCAGATAATTGTTGGTGATTACAATTCTGGAATAGCTGGCTCAATAGATTTGTTAGTAATTAATACAGATGGTAGTTTAGAAGTTATTGATCTTAAAGCAAGTACTAATAGTATTAATAGAACTAAAACACAAGATGGTATTGTAATTAATACTTATGCTGATGTAAAATATCCAGTAAGTGATGATTCTTTATTAGCTGAAGGTACGCAACTATCTACAAAAGCTCAACAGGGAATTCAAGTTAGTACTTATAGAAGAATTTTACAAAACTTAAACTATACAGTACGTGGTTCTAAAACTATACACTTTTATTTAAAGACTGAAGGTCAAGGTAATAACAGAGAAGTTTTAGGATTTGAGTATGAAGGTACTGTTTATCATAGCATATCTGATAATGATTTATATGTTGATCAATTAGTAGAATCTAATAATGCTCCGGGTAATAAATTTAATCCTAATTATGTTAGGAGTAGAGAATTTATTGATAAGGATGCTATGGCTTCTTTAGAAGAATCACCTGAGACAGAGGATTTACAATTGCTTCCTGCATTAGATAAGATAGTAGTTAAGTTATCTACTCGTAAGCAGATGTTGCAACGTATGTTTACAGATATTAAAGGCTTTAAGAATAAAACAGAAAGTATAAATAAGCTTAGTCAATTGCTTACTAGTATGGAGACTGATATTAATCAGACCCAATACAATGAAGCTTTGGGTAAATTGTTACGTTACACTGAAGAAGATATAACTGACTTCTTTAAATATCTAGATAATCCTAATAATTTTAAATCTAAATCATTTGCTACAGTACTTTTAGCTTATGATAAGTTCTTAGAAACTTATAATGATATTGGATTAGCTGTGGATTTAGGTAATCCTGGTAATCAAGCTAAAGGTAAAAAGATACGTGAGATGCTTAAAGAAGCAAGAGAACGTATTGATAAAAGTTATATAGATTTTGCAGAATCATTTGTAAGAGAAAATAGCACTAATCCGGACCTTACTGAAGAAGATATTAAAGCAATGCTTGTAAGTACAATAGATGAAGGTACAGTTGATACTGTTTTAAGTTCACTTGGTGCTTCTACAGATACATTACTTCAGTTAATCAATAAGATATACAAGAGAGGATTAGCTAAGTCTCAATATGATTTAGAAGAGTTTACTAACACTGCTTATAATGCTGGTAATAAACTTGTTGAGGAATCAGTTAAAGCCGGAATAAAACCAGAGGATGCTTTCATGTTTATGTTTGCAAAAAACCCTGATGGTAAACTTAATGGTAGATATGTAAACAGAGTTGGTTATCAGTACTGGAAAATGTTTTATGACTTAAAGGAAAAAACCACCGATGAAAATGGTGCTCCTTTAAAGTATAAAGTAATTCAGGATCCTGTTAAACAACAATCTGATGTGCAATACAATATAGATTTATATAAAGCTAAAAAAGCTTTATCAGAATTTTTAAGGGCTGAAGAGTCTGATAATCTTAGACCGGAAGATGGTCAATTTCATAAGTATACAGAAGAGTTTAAAACACAGCGTGCTAAATATGAGACTTATACTAAATGGGGTTGGAAAAGAAAACCAGGTGTAGATCCATTAGCCTATAGTTTATATCAGGATAAGTACAAGAATAAAATTACTAGTACTAGAGATATAATTGGGCCTGATGGTATGTTTACTGGGGAAACTAAAACTACAATTAGTTATATAGTAAAAAGAGATTATGTAGAAATAAGAGATGTATCTTCTAATGGTATGAATCTTCAAGATCCTGAGTATGTAAAAATCATGAATCCTGTTGATGCATTAGGTAGAGCAAGAAAAGAGTTTTATGAGTTTTTTATTAAAGAGCATCAAGAAGAATCATTGTCAATGCTTCCTCCTGATGTTTATTATAGGATGATGGGTAAGATGCCTAGGGTACAAAAGAATTTCTTAAGGAAACTTAAAGATATGCCTACTGGTAGAGGTGAGTATGTTTTACAATCCCTAAAGAACTTTGTATTTAAAAAGAAGAAGGTCTATGCTAAAGTAGCTATTGAGAATGAAGCTGGTGAATTAATACAAGGTCCTCCAATTTTTTACACTGCAGATTTACAGTCGCAGTATAGAATTGATAAGTTAAAAGAACAGGTGGATCAACTACGTGCTGATAGAGATTCTAAAAAGATTAGTATTAAAGATTACTTAGAGAAGAAAGAAAACTTAGATAGAATTCTTAAAGTTGAAGAGTCTAAGTTAACTCCGGATCAGATTAATACAAACTTAGTAGAGAGTATGATTCTATTCCGTGGTATGGCTGAAAATTACAAGAGGATGAATGAGATAGAAGATACTATCATGGTTATCCAAAAAGTAATTGAGGATAGAGAATATATTCCGCCAGGAGGTGTTGCTAGTAAAATTAAAACTGCTGTTGGTGGTAACAGAGAGTATACACAAAAAGGTGGTAGTAATGTAGAAAAGCGCCTACGTAAGTGGATGGAAATGACCTTTAGAGATGAAGGAGCATTTGAAGAAACTGTTGGTGAACAATATATCAAAGCTATTCTTAACTATACTTCATTGACATATGTAGGTTTTAACCCATTCAGTGCATTAAATAACTTGATCATGGGTAAGATTAACAATGCTATTGAAACAGCTGGTGGACAGTTCTATAATAGACCTGCAATTATGAGGGCTACTACAGAATTTAATACTGAAGCCATGCCTGGATTTATGCGTCAGCTTGGTAAAAAAAGACCCGGTGTACTTAAATCTTCTGCAGAAGAATATGAATTATCAAAACCTGAGTCTAAATATGAGGCCATGGTTAAATTCTTTAGAGTTATTAGGGGTATGCAATCTTCTGAAGGTAAAGTAGACATGTTTAGTTTTGCATACTTAATGTCAGAAGGTGGTGAATATGCTATTCAGAGTAAGACAGCAATTGCTAAGTTAATGTCTCAGCAGTTAGTTAATGATAAAACTGGAGAGTCTACTTCTATATATGATGCATTTACATTTGATCCAGCTACCGGTAATCTTATTCTAAAAGATGGTTATAAGTTTACTTCTACAGATAGAGCCGATGTAACAAATTCTATTTGGAGAATGAATGAAATGATACATGGTAACTATGCTTATGAAGATAGAACCATTGTGCAAGATCACTTTATTGGTCAATTAGCAATGCAATTCCACAAGTGGATTTATCCAGGACTTAAAATAAGATTTGGTAAAGGTAGATATGACGAAGCTACACAGACCTGGATGGAAGGTAGATATAATACTATATTTAATTTCTTAAAGTATTTCTATGGTGTTAAAGGAAGTATTATAGAAAAATTTGAAGAGTCAAAAGGAATGCTAAGAGAAGAACAAGTTGCAAATATGTACAAGGTATTAGCTGAAATTGGTTTCTTCTTGGCTTCAGTTGCTATGTATCAAGTATTTGAGGCATTAAAAGATGCTACAGGAGATGATGATGATGACAAAGAATTGAAAAGATTGTTAGGTGCATTACAATATCAAGGTTCTAAACAACAAAAAGAGTTAATGACATATGTTGATCCTTCAGAATATGTACGTATAATGACTAATCCAATTGCTGCTAGCAGATCTCTTGGTGAATTTTCTGAAGCTTTAGGATTTACTGTAGATTATTTTAATCCTTTTGTACCTGAAGAAAAGAAATACTATCAAAGAACTGATAGAAAAGGAGAGCCTAAATATTATAAACAGTGGGGCGATGCAGTTCCTATTCTATATGAAATGAATAGATGGAAGAGTTATGATATTGTAGAAGATTTTTATGTTAAGAAATAATAAAAAGGGGAGTTATTAGCTCCCCTTAATTTTTTAAAACACTCTAAATCTAATTTGTAGAAATAGTAGACCTATTCTAAATTCTCTACATTCTGCTGATTCATTAGTACCTGGTTTAGGTAGTATGAATAATTCATAAGCTATCCCAAACATAATGCTTGATTGAGACAGTAAATCTATACTAAGTTGTTTCTTCATTTTTCTAAGTGATTCAAAGTTAAGCAATTTTTTGTATATTATATATGTAGTACCTAAAAACCATCTAGGGCTGCATCCCGAATTAACTGCGGTAAAAAACAAATACCGTATGAAACTATTAAACTTTATTGGCGGCCTATTCAAGGATGAAAAAGGCTCTGTTTCCATGAAACGCCTGTGTGGCTTAGTCTGCACAATTACTCTATGCGCTACATTGTACGCTAACTCTTTTACTGAAGCACACTTTGCTCCCTCTGTTCCTTTGGTGGATGCAGTTGCATTGTTGGCTTTTGGTTGTCTTGGGCTCACAACTTTTGAAAAAGTGATGAAGAAGCCAGAAGCTAAGACTGAAGAATAATTTACTGTTTACTATAAACTATAAACTATAAACAATTATGAGCTATACAAGAGAACAAATTGAAGCGGCTATGAAAGCCAAAGGTTACAAGTATTTTGAGAACGGAGATTTTAATATCAATGTAATTGGTATTCGTAATAGTGCTACAGGACAAAAAGTTACCAATGCATTTGATGATTGGATGACTTTGAGCTATAAAGAAGGCGGAGAATGGAAGTTCCATATCTGGCCTTGTACCACAGATAACGGTGGTGGAACTGCTCGTGTTAAACCAGGACAATATCCAGGATCACATGGTGTAGGTCTTCACCAAGGTAAATACAAGTGTCTTAAGCAGAAAGCTCCTCTTACTGTATTTCGTGATTATACTAAAGATGGAGTATACCAAGAAGATAAAACTGAGACTGGAGTATTTGGAATTAATATTCATAAAGCAGGAGTAGATTCTGCTCAAGTAAATGATTGGAGTCATGGTTGCCAGGTATTTAAAAAATCTGCTGATTTTGATAAATTTCTTGCAATCTGCGAGAAAGGTGCTAAATTACAGGGAGATTCTTTTACCTACACTTTGATTAAATCAGAAGACATTAAATAATATGCATGATTCTATTTTGGGGTTTCCTAGTACTTCAGGTATATACAAGATAACTTCTCCTACAGGCAAAATCTATGTAGGTGAGGCTGTTAACTTGCGTATACGTTGTAGTTACTATTTAACCCCAAATAGAGTTAAGAAACAAAGAGCTATTTATAATTCTTTGGTAAAGCATGGTGTTGACTTACACAAGATTGAAATACTAGAATTTTGTTCTAGTGAAAATCTATTAGAAAGAGAAAGATACTATCAAGAACACTTTTGTAGTGTAGAGAATGGTTTAAACTGTTATCTAACCCCTACGCATGAAAAGAAAAAAGTTTTGTCATTAGGTACAAAACAACTTATGTCTTTAAAAGCTACAGGAGTAAACAATGCGTTCTATGGAAAGAAACACTCTACAGAGTCTTTAAGTAAGATATCAGAATTTTCTTCGGGTAGTAACAATCCTAATTATCGAGGAAAATTACAAACAGAAGAATATCTTATAAAGCAAAGTATTTCTAATAGTAAGAAACATCTTAAGTTAACTAACACTATTACAGGAGAAACCCACATCTTCTTAAACTCTAAAGAAGCTGCAAAGTTTGTAGGAGTGGCTGCTTCTAATATCAGAGAATGTAAGAAATTAAAACATAAAGCAAAAAGAATCTATCTAGTAGAAGATTATGAAATCTGTACTAATTAGTCTTTTTCTAATTCTTTCTATTCCCTGCTTTTCTCAGATGAAAATTGACAAAGCGGGGGACGGTTGGGATTTAAAAGTTGATTCAGCAATTCAACTTATAAAGAGAGTAGACATAGCTAAGTATAATCTGCTTGATACAAACTGTCATCAGGTATCTTTTATGATTAGTCCCTACTCTTCATGTTTATTAGAGAATGGTTTGGGACATATCTACATAGCTGTAGATGACATTAAACTAAACTCTATAAACAATATTGCTGTAGTGCTAATACATGAGAGTCTCCACTTGTATATAGCCAAACTGGGTATAGCACTTATACCCGAAAAAGAAGAGACATTTTGCTACATGTATGAATTAAGCTTCATAAGTAAATTAGAAAATCCAGAGCCTTGGCTCACAGAACACGCTATAAATAACATAAAAAAATGAAAAAATTATTCTCCTCATTAGTAACAACTTTGTTTGCAGTAGTAACCTATGCACAAAGTGCTAGCACAAGTCCAGGCACAGGCCACTGGGTTGTGATTGATTCAGGTTATCAAGTTGCTACATCTTCTGCCGGACAGACTGTAGCTCCACTTTACTTCTATAATACTTCTACATCCGAGAACATTACCGGTATGCAGTACAGAGTATTCTATGACAAAACTGCTTTCACTGCAGTAGTACCTAGTTTAAAAATCTCTTCTTCAGATCAGTATTTGCAATATGTAGATGACAACACTAATGGTCACTTAACAGTTACCGTAGCTTATACCGGATCTAGTTCTACATTTAACTACTCTAACGGAGCTACATTTGACTTAACTTTTACTCATGCTGCTGAAAGTGTATGGAATACATTAGATTCTATCAAGACTCTTAAGATTTCAGGTGTACAATCTTTTTCAAACAAAGCCGCTACTAGCTGGGGTAATGATACTACCTTGGTAGTTTACTCTTATGGTGGTCGTTTCAATCAGAAAGTATTGAGATTTGCTGCTAAATTTAAGAACGTTACAGGATCAGATGCTAAATTCCTTTGGGTATCTTTAGAGAAAAGAGCTAAAGGTTCTTCAAGCTGGTCTCAAATAGAAGCTAAAACTACTAACTCTTTAGGACATGTGGTGTTTAAAAAATTCTTGGATACTACTTACTGGGATGTAAGAATGGTAGTTAAGGGTGATACAATGACTCCAGGTAATGTATTCTCTACTGCAGATGCACAGAAGATTAACCAAGC